AATACCTCACGATTCACCTTCTGACCGTTGATAATTGCACCAGTCTTTGCGGTGATGTAGAGGTACGAGAACCCACGATCTTGCAACTGTTGAATGAAATCAGTCTCAGACATCAGTGCAGAGATCTGTTTGGTAGCTTTCGCACAGATCAACACTTTGTCCTTACCACATTCATCCAGAGTCTCAATCAGGTTGGTGCAATCCCGATCCGCAGGAATCTTACCAGACTTCACCATCGGAAGTTGTTTCGCAAGAACTTTCGGAGGCAGGATGTAACCACCCTCAACAAGTTCAGGTGCAGGAACATTACAAATGACCTGACCATAAACCTCGGGATCATTCATCCCAGGCTTACCAACTGCGAGAGAATGCTTTGGCGTTGCCGTAAAGAAGTAACAACGATCAGCTTCGTGACTGAAGTATTCAGTTGCAGGGAAGAAGTTGCGTTTGACGGAGTTGTGAGCTTCGTCAAAGTAAATGGTGTTGACGGGGAGACGAGTTTGTTGCAGTTTCTCCAGAGAGTTGTAAGTGGTAAAGATCAGTTTGTGACCGCGAGTGTTCACAACCCAGTCCACAATCTCTTGAGGTTTGGTAGAACTAAAGTGATGAGTTTCACCACTGTGAATGTGCATCACACTTGCGTTGGTGATAAACTCCAGAAACTCACTACAAAGCTGCTCCGCCAGGAGGATGCGCGGACTCACCACTACAATAGTTTGTTCCGAATAACCACAATGAAACTGAAGCTTTGCATCAAAGATCATCGTCGGGGTTTTGCCAGCTCCAGTGGGCATAACCATCTGACCTTTTCGGTGCGTTTGCATCAGATCAACTGCGCGTTGTTGGTGGGGCCGAAGAATCATGAAATTGCGTTTCAATACAGCTAGAATACCCCTTGACCCGTGACAGGGCAAGGGGCTGGGTGATCAGAGATCCTTATGGATCAGTTGCAGTAACCTCGGATGTAGTTCTTCACCTCATCCATACTAACAGCAGACTTAGAAGTTGGGTTAGCAAGGTTGTAGATTTCCTCCACAAACTTAGTCCTCTTAAGGTTAAAGAAAGAATCATCCATAAGATTCTTTTTGATGAGGAACTTGTTGACTTCGTTAGCAACCTTGACCAAATGTTGCCAGGGTTTCTTGTCAGTGGAAGTAGAACCCAAGTAGTTACGAATCCTCATGTTATTGAAGTAATCTTCAATGTGATCAGTCAACTCAAAAGAATCTCCCAACACATCATCCAGAAGAGGATGCAAACGCTTCTCAAAGTTGTAGAAACCACGCAGAAGATATGCGGACAATTCTTTAGCGGGCTTTTCTTTTTCCCAATCAACAGAATTGCAGAGAGTTTGGACAATGTTCTTCAGGGTGTCCAATTCATCATCGTTGGTAGCATAGGAAACCAACTTTTTCATCTGTGCAACTTTAGTGCAAGTGAAGTGTGGGTTCGCTACCAGAGGGAAGGGGAATCCGATGGGTTGCCAAGTGAAACCAGGAATACTCTTGTAGAAGTCCATCGTTGCGGTGGAAAGTTCATCACCACAAGCAACTTGGTGGGGGAGTTTTTCCCAATCTTTGGTGCTGTTAATGCCCTTGATTTCCTTATAGAAAACTTTGGAAGCTTCAAGGGAACGATCAGTCTGGGAAACAGAAGACTCAAATGCAACTACACGAGCCATCACCTCAATGTCTTTCCCAGTTACCTGTGCAATAGCAGCAATCTGGGCAGTAGTGTGTTGTTTCTTGACAGGATTGAACTCACCAGTTACTTCATCGTAGAAGAAAACAGGAATCTCAGACTCACAGAAATCAACAGTGTGATTGTAAAGCTCAAAGTTCTCAACACAATACTCTGGGAGAACTTGACGAACTTGACCTTGCTTATAGAAAATCTTGGAAGTAGGAACTTTTACAGTATAAGTTTCCTTGCGATCAGTTTGTTTGTTGTAATACCCGTAAAACTCAGAAAGAGTCATGAAACATTGGCCAAAACCAATGGGATATTTAACTTTTGCGGAATCAATGTTATCCTGGACAATGGAGCGAAGTCCACGGAAACGAGGTTCCGAAACAAGAGAAAGAGCTGATACCGAAGTCAGATTTTTGACCAGGGCAAAAACATCTGCATTAGACATAAGAAAAAACAAGTAAAGGACAAAACCTTTTAACGAGGGTTAACTCATGAGGCCAGAATACATCAGTCAAAGAACTCTGTCAAGGCCCCTGACTGAGGTTTGAGGGTTTCGTAACAATACTCAATGCTACATGCGTAGAGAACCTTCATCATCAGATTTAGAGATCTCTGGTGTGGTCGTTGTTTCCAACCATACCAAGCCGTTTTCTTTCCTGTTGCATACGGAGGATTCTGACCAACAGACCAGTATTGTTCAGCAGTTACATCATAGATTATTTCACCATCCTGTAACCACCAATGAGTATCATTCCGATAGTCAGTTCCACTCATAGGAACTAACTTATCTGTGTTCATTAGATAGAACAAAGCTTGAGTAGAATGGTAACAATGACCATACATTTGGTTTGTTACATTTTCTTCTCGGTATTTTTTGGTTAGAAGATCTGGACTCAGTTGATTTTGAATCACTTTCATAACTGATTCAGTAATCTCATGAGTATAATAAAAAGGGAGAAAACTCAGAGTACGAGTCTCTGAGATCTCTCCATCTTTGTAAGAATGTCTTACGACAATCTTCATCCAAACCTCTAAACCATTACCATACTTATTGTATCAAAAAGATTTCAAAAGGGCAAGCGTCTCAGGATCAAATTGTTCCTGAACACCACCAATCGGAAGCCAATCTTCAGGATCAGTTTCCATCATGGATTGATACAGATCGTTCTCATCCATGTAATCGTAGTTGAAATCGTCGTTCATGTGTGAAGTGAATTGGTTTGGGTTGGGGTGCTGATCTCCCCTACAGCAAGTGAAGGATCTTACCGTCAGACCTGCCCGATAGTCGGGTGGTTTCTGGGGAGGGTTCTCTTCTGAAGCTAGTATGAACCAACTTAGAAGGAAAGTCAAGGGGCTGACCGATCAGAGATCCTTATCAGTCCCAGGATACATCTTGTAACAAGACTCCTGGCATCACATAACTCCAAGGATGTGGGCCTTCTACGACAGCAGTTTTATACTGCCACTTGTAGGTAACATTATTGTGAGAATCACGAGTCAAAAACCCGTGTTTCTTATCAAACCAGGATTTAATCGTAAGTTTAAAGCGATTTGAGAAAATGTTACGAGTACGTAGAGCCCCGTTGCGTTCACGAGTTTCAACCACGGTACATGTGTCGATTAGAAACTCACTAGGAGTTTCCAATGCACATGAAGTTTCGTAAGTAAAAGGTCGATAAGTTTGATTCGCATAGGCTGGAGTTGCAGCCAGAATCATCATTGCAACCAGAAACTTTTTCATCACTTATTCATTTGAAGCGTCGGGACAGGCATACCACCTTCAGTAGGAACATAGATCGTCACATTACCTTTATTAGAACCTTCTTCCAGTCCAGTGATATAAAGGTATTGAAGATACTCCCGATTGTCTTTCAGTGAATCACCGATGATTTGGTTTGCTTTGGCAACACCACCAGCACGAATGATTTCAGCATCAGCAAGTTGTTGTGCAGAATCTTTCTTTGCTTGTGCCTCAAGAACTGCAACCTGACGAGTATATTCTGCCTTTTGAAGTTCTGCCTTACCTTGAAGCGATTGTGCCCACACATTATAGAGGGGGCCTACCACTGCATTGATAATAAACAGAGAAAGGACAAAGGAAACGCCAATGATACTGGCGTTTCGAAGAGTGTTGTCTTGTGTCATTTAGTTTCTCCAACATAAACATAGTTAGGATGTTTTGCTTTAAAAGCTTCTACCTGTTCTTCATTTTTAAGGAACACCGAAAGAGTGGTGTTCGGATATTCCTTGAAGTAATACTTTACTTGAATAAGGTTTTCCATATCACGCAGGGATTTGTTCTTCATTACCTTTAGGAGTATAACACTTCCACTCACCATTTGTAAAGAGGTAAGCGTAATCAGCCCACGAGTCATTCACCCCTTTGATGAAAGCTTGGAGAGAGTTGTCAAGATTAGGTTCAGTGTCAGTTTCACCACGTTCAGCATAATACAGAGGACGGGATTGCATTTCTTTTTGTTCCCAATCTTTATCAGTCCACAGAGAACTGATGTCACCACCATCAATCAACTCTGCAGCTTGTTCGTAGGAGTTGAAGTGTTCTTTGAGTTTCTTGCCATTCCACTCGGGATAACCGTCCCAGTGACAATACACCGAGAGAACAGATCCATCATTGAGTTGAACGCCAATGCGAGAACGAGTCGCCATGTTGTCTTGAAGTTACCTAAGGGATGTTTGTGTTGTCTTGAGACAACCTGTGTCTCTCAACATGGCTAAGATACCACCCTCAGGCATCCGTGGCATCCTCAGTGGACAGCCTGGAAATTGTCACGGGGTCTTTTTCTAAGATTTTCTCACATTGTTGCCTGATGCAATCAATAAAATCCTGTTCTGTCCAAGTATTCAAAATACTTTCAGTAGGATCATTTTCATCCCAAGAGATAGTAAATGATCCGTTTTCTTCTTCTTTAACTTCAATCATTCATTATTCCTCCATTGTTTTCTCATCGTAACATATTCTGAATCCATGGCAACCCGGTCGCGTACTTCTTTGAATATAGTCGCAGCCATCGCTTTAACGGACACCAATGCGTCTGCTTCTTGAGGTAATACGGAACCAGACGAATCGTATTTTTTTCCGTCCTTATGATTCGCATACCTTCTGGCGCGAGTGAATCCCATCTCAAGGAACTTCCGTGCCATATCCATTCCAATGAAATCTTTCTGTCGTTTGTAATCACAATACATTTCGTATATCTTATGAGAAGATTTACGAGCAGTAACCACATCCCTAAACCTCCAATGGCGGCAAATGTCGTCAGTGTAAGGTCTCACAAGGAGCACACCTTGTTCACCCCTTCCAATGCGATACAGGTTTCTCGTATTTAGATCTGTAAAGTCAAGCTCTTTGTAGTTAAGTGAATAATCAAACTCTTTCATTTGTCCCAAGGAGCTTTGCGTTGAAGTAGTTTAGCAAGATTTTCGTTGTATTGTGGTGGTTCATTCAATCGTTCTACAAGAGCATCAAAGTCCTTCGCAGGCAATACAATACGCTCAGGTTTTGCACCTTTACCCCAGAACTTCTCAAACTCCCACTGATAGTTCATATCCAACCATCCACCATTCAGAGAGTGCCAAAACTCTCCCCAGATATGATAATCATCAAAGCGAAAT